TTAATCATTAGAGGGTTTTACAGTCTTAAGTTTGACGTCGTAGACGTTCAACATTGACGCTGTTCTGTGGCCCGAAGCTTCCAATTTATCCCCGCTTGTATCGCTGACACCTTTCCGCTTGAGATCGTGGAATGTGAAAGGCACCCAATTGATTCCTCGTTTTTCTGCTGCCTGTTTGGCGGCCACTGTTATTCGGCCAATGGCTGTTTTTAAAGAGTCCAAAACGATTTTATCGCCGGTTCTTTCGCTGATGATGATGTGCCTATGTTCGGCGCGGATCGGGTGCGGTTGTTTGCGGTCGGCTAGAATTTGGTTTCGGGTAGCGATAGCGTGATCCCAAGCGGCACGCAATCGGGGGTTCCATTCCGTGATGTTATCGCGACTGCCTTTGCGGCGCTTGATCAGCAAACCGGCCGGCAATTCGTTGGCATCGGAAAGGTCCAGGACTTCCGATAAGCGCATTCTACAGAGATAGGCGATTTCCATCGCCGGCCAGACGTACCAATAATTCGATTCCTTGGCGACTTGCAACATGAATTCGTAGTCGCTGTCTTCGGCATAATGCTGGCGCGGCTTGATCGTGAGTTTTTTAACGCCATCCGCCGGATTGAATTTGATCTTTTCGTACTCATAGGCCCAGCTGAATATACGCTTGATATAGGCCAGCTCTTTGTTTGCCCGGCTTGCCGAGGCTTCGCCACGCTTATCGCGGTATTTACGCACTAGGCCAATAGTCCATTGGCTCAAAGGCACATCACCTAACGTGCCGGTTTTACCCTTTGTGCTGCAGATTTGCATGTGACAATCGAGATAGTCGCGCTGGGTGCTGATTGCCAGCCTGCGCCAGATTGGCGTCTGTTGAAAATCCTTTGACAGCGTGCTGAATGTCGCCACCCTTGGCGCGTTGTGCGATTCATAGGCTTGCCAGATTTCGGCCAGCGATGCTTCCGCCCCTATCAGTCGCTTCGACCGCCATTTCCCCATGTCCGCATCTTTATATTTGAGCATCCATTTACCGGCGCCGGATTTATCCCACCAGATGCCGGTCGGCAGTTTTTTGGCATCGATGTGAGCCGGTATAATGGCAGTGCGGGCAGGGCCTTTGGTCATGGCTGTTTTTTAATTTGTGTTAGGCGGCTCGGGCAGTGGCATCCAGTGTGTTACGTAACCCGCCGGGTAATACATCCCATTCGCCCACCAGCAGCCGACAGTTCGTCGAAACTCGCCGTAGATTTCTGATTCATCCTCTTCCACAAAAACACGCTGAGCAATCACATGGGAGCTAGCCATTGGGTTTTTTGGTAAAAACAGCCACGCCAGCACATTAGTTGCGTAGGGCGCTGTTTCTATCGGTTGCCATTCCATCATTATTCTACTCATAACCTAGCGCTCAAATAGAGCGCTGAATCAATTTATGTTTAATTTTCAAGCGCTAGGCCGTACCTGTTTAGCTCTGAGATAGCAGTCATTGCCCATAGGCTGAAGGTTGCGGCTTTGGATCTAGCACTACTGAGTTACCATAGTCTCTACCCTTTTTATTAGTCTAGGAATTCAAATTCCTGTTCTGGAGGCGAGATTTGCGATTGTATGCCTAATGCGGCATTGATTGCATCCATGGAGGTGATGATCCTGCCGCCCTTGCCGTAGAAAAAGCGCACGCCAGCCGCCCGCAAACAGCGCTCAATGTCGCCAACCCGGTCGTAACCGGTGACGGTTTTAAGCTGTTCTGTGCTAATCAGGCCGGTTGTCATTGGACTATCTATTGCCCCACTCGATTGGCTTTTTCGAAAATACGCACTTCAAGTTTGGATAAGGTCATCACCACCGGCTTGAGGTGTTCCGGCTGCTGTAGGTAGTTGTTTTTGCATAGCCGGAGCAATTCGGCGTTGCTGACCAGTTCGAAATTATCCTCGGCGAAATTGGTGCGATCGCCGTCTTTAAACACCAGGCGCATGCCGCCCTGGATCGGGCCGTGCTTTTCTTCCCACAAGATGCGGTGTTTTTGTCGCCATTGATTGGGTTCGGCGATTTTCCGCCAGATATAACCATCGCCTCTAGTCAATTCGGTGCCAACCGGTGCGGTGTTATGCGGCACAGCGTTCTTTTTAAATTGGGTTGACTGGTTTTTATTATGATTGCCGATTTTCAGCCCCGCATTCCAGGATGTGCCACCCTTTATGAATAGACCGGTTCTGCCTGTGTAAATTTTTAAGCGTTTGCAGGTGCCGTTAATAGCCGTCTTGCTCAGGTTAGTTTCAAACAAGGCGTTGAAGTTTTCCACCATCTCGGTCAGCACCCACTTGCTGCGATTTTTGCGCAGCCAGGCGATTTGTTCGGGGGTATAGGCGTGTCGCGATTTCATTCGGCGGCCAATGCTTTAGGGGTAAAGTTGAGCCGATGGTCCGATTTGGCGATTTCCGCATCGAGCACCAAGCGGCCATTGGCAATGATATTGCTGGCAATGCCGGTCATGACTTTGCCGCGGTTGATTTCATCTTTGAGTTTATCGCCCGTCAGGCTTTCATCATTCAGCCGTTCGAGCTGGACGAATAAATGATTGTTGAGATCGGTGAGTTTGTTTTTCATAGCGTCTCAGGCTCCCATCCATTATTTAGCGCCGCTAATACCCAATCAATCGGCTCTTTTCCAGGTAGGTATTTTTGGTAACCAAGCTGTCCCGATCTTTCTTCGGAGATAAATTCTTTCGGCACGTCGCGGGCATCAATTTGCCCTGCTAATTCATCACGGCTCTCTCCATTTATGGCGACTGGATCGAGCGTGAACGCAAATTCACGTAATATTCGGTTGCACCATCTTAGACAGTGGTAAACGATGCGACCATCAGCCGTTTTTCCAGCAATATATTGCTCCGGATTTTTTATTGGTTTTTTACATTTTTTCATTTCGTGCGCCTCATGCAGCTGATATTGTTTTTAAACAAGCGTTCTTCGTGCTTTTGCCAGCGCCAGCGTTGCCATTTAAAAAGGATATGTAGGAAATAGCTCATGATGTCTCTGCCTTGTCGATCTGGCCGCCGAAGGCATCAATCAAACTGGTCAGCATGCTGGCAATTTCACCGGCCATGATGTAAAAGTCGTTGTTGAATTGCTCGATCTGATCTACGGCTTCGGTATTTGCCGCCGCCTCTTGAATCAGGTCTAAAAACTTGAGGCGTTTGATGGCCAGATTGGCATCTAGGGTGAAGCTGATTTTATCGCTCCAGCTCAACGATAGTTTGTGCACCGATTTGCCGCTGTCCAGATGGTTTTTAATTTCCGGCAACGCCAGGTCGTGATGCTTGCAGCGAATCACACCGCCTTCTTTCTCCGGCGATCGCAGCTCGCATTCGTCTTCGATCCGGAATTGATCAGGCAAGTTATGGTCGTGTAGCCAGCTGGTCATGGTGGCAGTGGGGTTGGCTATAACTTGCAGCGGCACTACCGGCAGCGAGCCCAAGCATTTGCGCAATTGGCTCAATAAGTCTTCGGCTTTCTTGGATGATGCGGCATCGACGATCAGATAGCCATTTGTCGGGTCGATGTAGGCGAAGGTTTTGGCGGACTGGGTTAAGGCCCGGGGCAATAGTTCGAATATCACTTCATCCCGCAATCTCAGCTTCTCTTTATGGGGTAGTTTTCGAGCCTCGCGCTCTTCAATGTCCGTGACCCGTTTGACAAGCTGTTCCGTAATTGCCGCGCCTGGCAGAATCTTTTCTTCTTTTTTGCCGCAAATCACCAGGTACGGAAAGTTTCCATGAACCAATACATCCGATTGTTCGCCGACCGGGGGCACCCAGCCGAAACTAAATTCTTCCTGTGTCTGGCAGGGTGTAAATGGCTTTTTCATGAGCGCTTCGTTCATCGAATGCGGATGCAAGACCATTTCTTGAGAAAACTTGTAAACCGCTAAATTTTTAAACCACACTGTTTTTCTCCGGTTAAATGGCTTGGTGTTGGGCCATGGGGTTTTGATCGGCGGTTTGGCGAATCAGGCCTAGCAGCTGATCGATGATGTTTTCGGCATTTTCCTGACGACTAAGCAGGATTTCCGCTTCGTCACGGGCCGCAAAAAACACGGACAAGACATCGCGGCCCGCCGCCAATTGTTCGTTTGCCTTGAGGACAATGCTGTCGATCAGGTGAGGGTAGGGGATGACGCCCAGCGATCGGGCCTTGGCTTTCATCATGGCGTCGATGCTCCAGGCTAAACGTTCCCTGGTTATGGGGTTATCGATAGCCTGGTTGCGTGGCTCTAGGGTTTTGGCGGCGTTGCTCATAGCTAGCCCCCTATACGCTGGCAGTAGCCTTGGGTTTTGATAAAGGCAAGTCTTCGCTGATTGCCGGTTTGCCAGACATAGCGCTTTCGAGTTGCGCTAACGCATCTTCCCAGTGCGCGCCTTTATAATGGTTGTAACCATCAATGTAAACATTGCATTCCTGGTTAAAAGAGCCTTTGCCATGATCGTTAAGTTTGTATTCAATGCTGTGATATTTACCATCAGCCATTTCCATCAGTTTTTGTTTTGCTTCGGCCATATTCATGATGATTCTCCAGTTTGGTTAAGGGGTTGATGACACGGCTTTTTTTTCGATCACAAAGGAAAACATAACTGCTAGCCCTTTTTTCGGTGACTAGGACACCGGCCGTGCCATCACGTAAACCCTGCCGATCTCGATAGATAGAGTGCTAATCGGTGTGAGGCGATCAGCAGGGTTTACGTGATGACCCTTCAAAAAAGACCCGCTATCGAAGCCGGGTCAGTAGGAAGGAAGCGCATACAAAGCAACTGCCACTTTGCATAAAACACCCTGAGGCAAGGCGTTTTGTGCAAAGCGCCAGCCATCAAGCGGCCTGGGCCTTTTTGTATTGGGCATCAATGTTTTTTAGATCGATTAGCGCCAGGTCGGTGTAGGAATGTTCCCTGCGGCCGATCAGCAGCTTGGAAATGCCAGACAATTCCGATTTGGCGCTTTGATAAGCCGCGTCTCTTTCCCCGGCGGTTTTTGCTGCTTTAGCTTGGCGGCGGAACTGGGCGACGATGAAGCCAACGGTTTCTTTTATGGTTTTTTCAGCGATCAGCATGGCGAACTCCTAAAGATAAATGACGCTGGTTCCAAAATGATTTGAGCTGACGTATGCCTGAGCCGTTAACGCTCTAAACCACCGTCCGCACGCCAGGAATGAGCCGTTTTTGCATACTTTTTTGACAAAGCAATATTTCCAATTCAGCGGAATGATTTCGCCGCTTTCCAGCTCCAGCCAATCGCGGTGATTTTTGCAATCTTCAACTTTGATCATGTCGCCTTTTTGGGGCACCAAGCCGCGATCAACTACAGGAACGATGGCTCTGATTTCGACATCATGGATTTCCATGGTTGGCTCCTAAAAAAGCTGGCAGGCGGCCAGCGCGCGTATGCCCCGACTTACTGCTTGGGGCTTCCAGGTTCTGGCCGATGGGTTGGAACGGGATTTATTGTTCCTAGCGTTATGGCTTGTTGAGTAAAATAATACTATTAAAAAAATAAATCAAGTAAATTTTTACTCAAATTAATTGTTGCGATAGAAAAACCGCTAGAATGCGATTCGACAGGCAATAAAAAACCCGCACTAGGCGGGTTATCTGGAAGTTTTTATAGTGTGATTGCTAGGTATCAGTGATTCATCGGAGCAAGGATGCCGCCGGAGACTAAGAATAAAACAATAACGACCGAGGCGATGGTTCGCCAGGGCTTATCGCAGCATGCGAAAACCATACCCAGCAGAACGACAGTCGCTACTGGCAGCAATCCTTTCGATGATTCAAACATCTTTTCCTCCTTAAATATTGATAGTATCAGCGCCAACGCCGTAGGTTAGGCGATTATAGTCAATCTATCAAATAACATGATGAAATGCTTGCACCATTCGTGTTTTTAGGGGTTATTTTCTAGGCGGGCAGGCCTGTGCGCAAAGACGCAGCGCGTCGACGCATTCATGTTGTACCTGGATCGGGAAATTGGTGGGAGCGCTGACGCACTGAGAGTAGTTTTTAGCGCAGGTTTGGCCGCAATTGGTTTCCACTTTGCTTAAATCGATATTGGAAGTGCTTGCGCAGCCTACTACTAAAATTGCCAACAAATATAGAATTATCCATTTATAGATATGAAAATTCAGGGTTATTTTACTGCTAGGCATTCGAATACCAACTCGACACGCGGGAAGTTGCCTAGGATGTGAGGCGGGGTTGAGGTGGTTTCCTGGACGACGTTGAGCGATTTGTTCTTGCGTTTGCAAAATTCCGTGGCTCGGTTCTCGGCGGAGTTGCGGATGGTTTCTAGTGAAATAAAACCGGTGGCGGCATGGTGAAAGATGCGGAATTGTTCTTCGCCGGGTGTTGGCTTTGAAACGGCATGGGTTTCGCCGCTAAAGACTGCATCGGAAAATTCAGACTGGCTGGACGCCGCAGGCTGAATCGTAGATGATTTGGCGCATCCCGCGATAATAATTAAAGCCAGGATGCTTAGAACGGATTTGAACCGGTAACAAATAACCATATCGCTGCAGAAGAAAAGCAAAAATACATTAACCCACAAACTGATGAAATTCGGCGCCAAACATTTAGAATCTTTTCTGCGCCAAAACCTGAAACAGCGCGCAAGTTCAACTCATCGAGCTCATAATTAGCTAGAGTTTTTTGATGAATAAACATTAAAAAATTTGATAATTGTGTAAATGCGAAGTGTCCTAGACCTATTGCTATAGCTAACAATAGCCCCTGCTTAATATCCCGAGTAAAACCTAGATATATAGACGTTACAAAGCCAACAGCTTGAATAATTAAGCTTAGGAATGCAGCCATTTTTTATGTCCGTAAGCCTATGCCTGATTCAGTTTTTTTTCGGCATCGAGACTATAGTCAGCCGTTGCCTCAGAAACTTTAAGAATCGCATCTCGGCCCTTGGGGCTTGAGTGTCTAAAGTTGTCGATTACCTTTTCAATAGAGTGATTTATAAGCAATTCTTCCGGAAGGTCATCTATCAACAAATGCCACGTCTTCATTCCATATCCTTTTGCTATTGCTTCAATGATGTCTAGGCGCGTGGATTTTTCATCCCCTGGATTAAGGATGTTTGAGACCGTTTTTTGTGCAACGCCCGAAATTTTCTCAACATCCCTTTGATTGTGCTCGTGATAATCCATTATCCGCCTTAGATTTCGGGCGAGATTTTTCGCTTCTTCATTCATCATCGGATCATAAAAAAAGTCATGAGGAAAATTTTGCTTGTTTTTTGAGTAAAGTTTTACTAATCTGGGCGCATGAATATTTTGAGCAAAACAAATCATCTTCGTGATCGCGTGCGTAGTCATGGCAATTACCGGGTTCTGGCGGATCAGTCCGGGGTTAAATTTGATTGGCTTACCAAGTTTGCGCGCGGAAAAATTCCAAATCCCGGTGTTGTTAGTGTCTCGAAACTTGAGACGTTCTTTGGCGAACCTGAAGCGGATAAATGCGGTGGCACGCGATGAAACCCAATACCTTCCAAATTAAATGCGGCGGCACGCGATACAAAGTCACTCTGCTTGAATGGTTCATGTGTTTGCCATGGGTTAGTCGATTTTTTGAATGGGGTTATCGCATCCGTTTGCGGGTGTATGAGCCGATATTGGATGAGGTTTTCAAGACGCCTTTCAATGGCGATTGACCCATGTTTTTAGAACATTAAAGCCGTTCTCGCTGATGTCCTTGCCCAGTTCGATCACAAACAAACTGTCTCCGTTACGGAATCCAGTATTGATGGGGCGGCGAGGGTTGCGAGGGTCAATCGTGACGGATTGATTGCCGTCGATAGCGGTTCTAATCGCGCCGGCGGGTTTTGATGATTGAACGAAGTAGCCCAGTTGAAACTTGTCAGGGGTGGAATAGGCGAACTGAACGGCTTCCGCTTGCTGCTGTAGCACTTGGGTTAGCGCGATGCCGAATTGTTTTATGTCCTCACTGCTTCTTGGCTGCAGATGGATATGTATTAGATATTTATTCATTTTCCTGTGTTGGTCGATGTGTGTGAGACCCAAAAGTCTAGCATGTGGGTATTTTTAGTTTGTTGCGCCTCCTACCTCAGCCGCTTCGGCGGCCGTTTTTTGGCTGGACATAGGATCGCCGGTTTTTGTTGTTTGGACTATCGGGCCGATTCCCTAGGGAATATGGCCTAGGGAATTTTCCCTATTGTTTTTCTTGGAGCTTTGCTGATGGAAACGCCCGCTGTTTATCGAGTCCCTAGTATTGATGTGGCAGGTACGCCCGCATGGTCCATTGACGATCGGCGCGGGTTGACCGAACGGGAATTCGAGGTGTTGCAGCTGGTGTGCCAGGCCATGCCGGACAAAGCGATGTCACGGCAATTGAACGTGTCGGCTAAGACGATTTCCATGCATCTGGAACATATTTATTTGAAGCTGGGCATTCATGGTGGCGGGCAGAACGCCCGGTGCGCGGCGATTTTAGCGGCGCTGGATTTGGGCTTGGTGACGTTACCGAGTTGTCATTAAAGGGGATGGGTATGGATGGCTTATGCCGCGCCGGCGCGAGTTTTTTAGAAGAGTTGTGCCTGGGCGTGTTGTTGGTGTTGGCAGGTGCGGGGTTGATGTTGAAGCCGTTTGTGATGCTGGTTGGCGCCGTGTTGAGCGGCTTGCTTTCGATGCTGGTGTTTTTGACGGTGGTGGGCTTGGTGCTGCTGGCGCTGACGATTTATTGGGTGATTGACCAGGCGGCCATTGGTTTACGGCGCTGGGTTAATTGCAGGTTTGAGGCTGTTTTTAAGGATTGGATGTGAGCAAATTTATCGTGTATGGCACGGCGGCAAACCGAAAAGCACTGGTCGATAAGTTGATCAAGAATAGTCCTAAGCACACGTTGATCGAGGGCTGGGACGGCAGTACGGAGATTCCAGCCAATTCGATTGTATCGACAGAGCTGATGCCTCCATTTGCGCAGCCATTGGATTGCTCGGTGATTGGAGCGGGAATGCGGGTTTGCACGGAGAGCCAGGAATGATGGCTATTCACCGGCATCGTCTACGCGATGCACATTCATTGCTTCTAACTTGTAAGAATCGTACTACTTTTAATTTATTAAATCGCGGTAAGCGCTTTTTTATGCAGGATGTGCCTAGGATTGAGCGCTATTTTGATTCGGTTAGGGTTATCAACTGGAATTATCCAAAACCCCCATTTAACGTACAAAGTGGCGACGACTGTCCATTCTGAAAATGGCAGCCAAAAAAATCAACTTCGCCGCGATCAATGCCGCGGCCCTGGGACAGTTTGAGTCGCTGCTTGGCGAATGGCTGCCCGATGGCGAGAAGAGCGGGTCCGAATACCGGGCGCTGAATCCCACCCGTGGCGACAGCAAGATGGGGTCGTTCTCGATCAATATCCGCAAAGGGGTTTGGCAGGATTTTGCGACCGATGACTCGGGGTCCGATCCGATCTCGTTGTATGCCTATCTGTTTTGCAATGACGACCAGGGCGCGGCGGCTAAAGAGTTGGGCGAGCTGCTGGGCATTGAGGTACCCAATACACCCCGAGAGAAGAAGGCGAAGGCGCCTTATAACCGTCAGCCTCGGCAGGGGGATAAACCTGCCGAGCCGGACAAAAAACCTTCCAACGATTCTCTCTGGCACCCGATCATTCCGGTACCGGCCGACGCGCCGGAACGGCACAAAGCACATTCCGTGCGAGGTTTGCCCGAAACTGTTTGGACCTATCGCGGCCTGGATGGCGAGGTGTTGGGCTATGTGTATCGATTCAAGACCAGCGACGGCGGCAAGGAGGTTTTGCCGCTAACCTGGTGCCGGCATGAGAAAACCGGAAGGCATGAATGGCGCTGGATGCAGTGGGCGGTACCGAGGCCGTTGTACGGACTGGAGCGGTTGACCGTTGCCGACGTCGACGACCCGGAACATTTTGCCCCGGTGCTGTTGGTGGAGGGCGAGAAGTGCGCCGATGCGGCCGATATCGACCTGACTGAACTGGCTTGCCTGACCTGGTCGGGCGGCTCCAAGGCGGTCGATAAGACCGATTGGACGCCGCTGGCCGGCCGCCGGGTGATTATCTGGCCGGATTGCGATAGCCAGCGCGAGAAAAAGCATAAGAGCGCGCCGGCCGATTTTATCCCTCCCTATTTGCCCGAGGACAAACAGCCTGGCCTGGTTGCCGCCCGTAAGATTGCCGAGAAGCTGGTTGAATTGGGCTGCAAGGTGTGGGTGATGGAGATCCCGCCGGTGGGCAGCATGAAGAACGGCTGGGATGTGGCCGACGCCATCGAGGGCGGCATGACAGGCGAAGACCTGGCGAATTATGTTCGGGCCAAGTCGAAGCCGTTTATAGGCGCCGCCTATGGCGAATCCGCTACCAAACTGCCTTCTACCCCTGTGCCCCCTTGCGCTGGCGGCGGGGGTTCCGATGATTTTCCGCCGGATTACCCGGAGCCGCCTGACTATCCAGAATACCCGGACGAATCACCGAATCCCGATAGCGCCTGGTATCACGCCTTGGCCAAGAAAGCCCGCGGCGGGATTGAGCCGTGCCGATCGAACGTGGCCAAGATTTTGCGGATGCACCCGCGTTGGCGCGGGGTGATTGGCTATAACGAATTTGCACATCAGATCGAGCGGCTTTTGCCGACGCCGTGGACTACCGAGCCGGGCGTTTGGGACGGCGCCGACGATTCCTGCCTTGATGAATGGCTGGCCGACGATGTCGACGTGCTGATCAAGGCCATGTCGACCATTGCCGAAGGGGTGGCGCATGCGGCCAACGCTAACAAGTTTCATCCGGTTAGGCAGTTTCTGACCAGCTTGGCGCCGTGGGACGGCACCAAGCGCCTGGATTGCTACCTGGCCGATATTACCCAAGCCGAGAACACCCCATTTCTGCGCCTGGCTGGGCGGTTTTTCCTGATCGCCATGGTTGCGCGGATTTTCCGGCCGGGCTGCAAGTTTGACTACATGCTGGTCCTGGAAGGCAAGCAGGGGCAGGGGAAGTCATCCTTCTTCCGGATCCTGGCCGACCCTTGGTTTAGCGAGACACCGTTCGACATTGGCACCAACGAAGGCAACATGGCCATTCAAGGCGTGTGGCTGCAGGAGATGGCCGAGATGGGGATGTTTAGCCGTTCCGAGGATACGGCGTTTAAGTCGTTCCTGGCCATTGCCAGGGATAAGTTTCGTCGGCCGTATGACCGCCGCCCGGTCGAAGCGCCTCGTGTTTGTGTATTTGGCGGTACGACTAACCTGGACCAGTATTTGAAAGACCAGACCGGTAACCGGCGGATATGGCCGGTACGGTGCGCCGAGGTTGATACCGAGTTACTGAAAGAGATTCGTGAACAGCTGTTTGCCGAGGCGATTGTGGCGTTTAACGCCGGGGAACGGTTTTGGCCAACGATTGAGGAAGAGGCGCTGTATTTCGAGCCTGAGCAGTCCAGCCGCTTGTCCGTCGATGCTTGGGAAGAGTTGATTCAGAACTATGTGAACGATCCGTCCGAGAAGCTGCATAATTTCTACACGGCGCTGGATCTACTGATCAACGCCTGCAAGGTTGAGAAATCGAAGATCGATGAAGCTAACCGCATGACATCGCGGGTTGGGCGGATCATGCAGAAGATCGGCTGGGAACGGGTACGGGAGCCGAGCGGGCAGTTCAGACGTTGGGGTTATGTCAGACCTCCAGCCGATCGGATTCGCAAGGACATCTTTTCCGATCCGGACAAGGATTGATATGGCCCTCTATCTAAAACACCCGCGCAGCGGCTCATTTTACGATTCCTTGACCCTCTCCCCGCACCCCTCGCCCGCGCAGCCTGCTTTTTGCCGTCCGGTGGTTTTGCCTCGCGCTAGCGGCACGCCCGCGATTTTTTCGCTTTTGCGCCTGTTTTTGCTTTGCGCCAGCGGCAGCTCGCGCGCAATTTTTAAGATAGGCCCACGTCCAACAAGGGGTGCAGCCGTCCCAGACTTTACTGGGACAAGTCCACTGGGACGGCTACAGACCACGGCTGGCGCGGCTTGTCCCAGTGTCCCAGTTTTATCGCAGGCGCGCACATGTACACGCGCGTACGCGCGCGCCTGCGCGACGTGTGTTTACCGAATATTACTATTTATTTTTTTTAACTGTTTTTACTGGGACTGGGACAAGACTAGAGAAATAAAGGCTTGCAGCCGTCCCAGTGGACTTGTCCCAGTAAAGTCTGGGACGGATTTTGCCGCCAACGATGTCAGGCAAGGCGTTTTTTGTAATTTGGAGAGGTGTTGTGGCTGAAGTATTGGAACGAAGAATGTACCGGGATCCGCTGGACGTGCTGATCTCGATTGAGAATGGCACCTGCGCCGGCTGCAAATATCAGCGCGAAGAGTTGGACACGCGTTATTGCGGTCTGGGCAAGCGCTACGGCCGGAAATGTAAATCTTATGATGAGGTGGAGGTTGAGCATGGCTAACCCTGAAATTATCGGCCTGCTGTGCGCAGGATCGTCCTTTTTTGAGTCCGGTTCGCGCCGCAGTACCGGCGTGGTGTTGACCCGTTCTGAATTGGCGGGTTATTTGGCCGGGTCCAGCGATATTGCGATGAATTTTGCGCTGGGCTGTTATGCCTTGGATGATGATGCCGTGCGAATGCTGATTGCCTATGTGCGGGTTTGGGCTGGGCATTTGGCTAATCGCGATGGCTGGCAGATTGTGAAGGGCCGGCCAACGGTTTCCAACTTATCGGCTATTGCGGTGTATGAAGTAATCAGGCCGTTGGTACATATGTCTTGTTCCGGCTCTGGTTATATTCCTGAAGCTGGTTCCGGCGCGCGGGTGGTATGTTCGGCGTGTGCCGGGACAGGCATCAAGCCTTTATCGGGCCGCAAGATTGCCGCGGCCGCTGGTTTGGAAAAGATGGATTGGTTTAGGCATTGGCAAGACCGTTATTTGCAAATTTTGAAATATGTGATCGATCTGGATGGTGAGGTTCAGGCTGTATTGGCGGCCGCAACGAAACCGCTTGACGTTGAGACAAAAAAACCGTATAAAACGCCATACTGAACGAAAGCCTGCCCGGAAACGGAGCGGGCTTTTTTTTTGGATTTTTTCCGCGCTGGGCTGTAGCGCAATTGTCGTGCGTTTATAGCCATGTGCTTGAGTTGGTTTGTTCACTCCTTGTTTAGATTTCTTCGCACTTGTTAACTTTTGTTAAGTATTTTTGTTAAGTATGAATATTCTTACTCCTGAAACTACTCTGGAAGAATTACGTAGCATGGTTCCAGAAAAGGAATGGCTATTCGCTCAGAACATGCTGCTAACGCCTATTGCCTCTAAAGCGGCCATCACTGCTGGATATTCTGAGAAAACCGCTAGCCAAGCCGCTAGTCGTATGATGAAAAAACCTGAAATCAAGCGGATTCTCGAATTACTTCGCGGAGAACGGGAAGAGCGTTTACAAGTCCGTCAAGATAACGTGCTACGACACGTAGGCTATATCGCTTTTGCCGACCCACGCAAAGCCTACGATGCCAACGATCGATTATTGCCGCCTTCGCAATGGCCGGATGAAATCGCGTTTTCCATTTCCAGCATTAAAACCACAGAACTGCGCGACGACGACGGCAATTTTGTTGGGCATACCAGCGAAATTAAATTCTGGAATAAAACTGATGCTCAAACCTTGGCGGCCCGCCACTTGGGCATGCTGAACGACAAGGTCACCCTGGACGTGACCGACAACTTGGCCGACCGGTTGGAGAGAGCTAGATTGCGTGTCGGCGGATAAGGCAGCCGACCAGCTGATTGAACTGGCTGCCGAGTGTAGCACCGATCCGCACAAATGGAGCCTGCTGGCCTGGGACTGGGACCACGGCCCGCTGAAAGGCCACAAAGGTCCACGCGAGTGGCAGACCGACATCAATTGCATCATCCGGGACCATCTGCAAAACCCGGAGACACGGTTTGAGCCGCTGAAAATCTCGGTGGCATCCGGCCACGGTATCGGCAAGTCTGCCGAACTGGGGATGCTTGTGAACTGGGCGCTGTCCACTTGCGAAGATTGCAAGGTGGTCATCACCGCCAATACCGATAGCCAGCTGAAAACCAAGACTTCGCCCGAGGTTGGAAAATGGTCGCGGATGTCGATCACGGCAGACTGGTTTGATGTGCAAGCCACCAGCATCGCCAGCCGGGACAAAGACCATACCCGCGAATGGCGGGCCAACTTTGTGACCTGGTCGAAGAACAATACCGAAGCTTTCGCCGGTTTGCATAACCAGGGCAAGCGCATCGTCATCATCTATGACGAAGCATCGGCGATCGATGATGCGGTTTGGAAAGTGACCGAAGGCGCGCTGTCTGACGAGGACACTGAAATTATATGGATCACGTTCGGTAACCCGACACGGAATACCGGCGAGTTTAGGGAGTGTTTTCGTAAACATCGGCACCGCTGGGTTAATCGGCAGATAGATTCCCGGACAGTTGAAGGCACAAACAAGGCCCAGATTGCTAAATGGCAAGAGGACCACGGCGTCGATAGCGACTTTTTCAAAGTTAGGGTGCGCGGGATGTTCCCCAATGTCTCGGCGAAACAGTTCATTGCTACCGATGATGCCGATAAGGCCTTGGGCCGTGATATTCGCATCGAGCAATTCAATTTTGCGCCGAAGATCATCACCGTCGACCCGGCTTGGGAAGGCGACGACCCGCTAATCATCGGTTTACGGCAAGGCTTGCACTTTCAGATTCTGCGCAAACTCGCCAAGAATGACAACGATATTCAGGTGGCGAACATCATCGCCAACCTGGAAGACGAACACGATGCCGACGCGGTGTTTATCGATGCCGGTTATGGCACTGGCATCAAGTCCGCCGGTTCGACTATGGGCCGAGACTGGACGTTAGTGTGGTTTGCCGGTGAATCATCCGATCCGGGCTGCCTGAATAAGCGGGCGGAAATGTGGAAGCTGATGCGCGACTGGCTGAAATCTGGCGGCTGCATTCCCGATGATCCCGAGCTGTACGACGAACTAATCTCGCCGGAAACCGTGCCGCGCATGGACGGCAAGATTCAGCTGGAAAGCAAGAAAGACATGAAAGCCAGAGGGCTGCCATCGCCGAATAAGGCCGATGCGCTGTGCTTGTCTTTCGCCTTTCCGGTTAACAAAAAACTACGCGGCGGTTTTACCAATAGGCCGCGCGATCAGGCTATTCGCGGCCATGATCCTTTTGCACGTTCTCCCCGTTAATTTTTGAAGAGGTTTCTATGTGTTCCGGAGGAAGCAGTCCGCCACCACCCGCACCCGCCGCGCCGCCACCGCAATTGGCACAAACGCCCACCACGGCCAGCGTTCGCGCCGGCACGGCGGCTAACAATGCGCAGCAATACGGCTCAACGATACTGACCAGCGGCCTGGGCGATACCAAACCGCTGACCGATAAGCTGGGCAAGAAAACCCTATTAGGCGCGTAATGGCCCGCAATCCGGATTTAATCAAGCAGCTGAATCAGCGCGCCGATGCGCTGAAGTCCGAACGCTCTAGCTGGTTTGGGCAATGGCAGGATCTATCAAATTTCATCCTGCCCTATAACGGCCGGTTTTTTCTGTCTGATCGCGACAAGGGCTTCAAGCGCTTCAATTCGATCTATGACAACTCGGCGACCCGTGCCAGTCGAATTCTGATGGCTGGCATGATGAGCGGCGCATCATCGCCGTCGCGGCCCTGGTTTAAGTTGTCGTTGCACGATAAGGACTTGATGCGCTTTCATCCGGTTAAGGAATGGCTGTCCGATGTGACGGGTTTGATTGCAAACGTGCTGGTGCAATCGAACGCCTACCGGGTTTTACCGATGCTGTACGGTGAAATGGGGGTATTCGGCACCGCCGCCGCGATCATGGCCGATGATTACAAAAACGTCATTCACCTGCATCCATTTACTATCGGTGAATATTGCATCGAAACCAATTGGCGCGGTGAAGTGGTGACCTTGTATCGCGAGTTCGATAAGACGGTTGGCGCGATTGTCAGCGAATTCGGCTACCAAAACTGCAGCCACACCATCCAGGGCCAGTACGATAAGGGCGAACTGGGCGGCTGGTTTACCTTGCGGCATGCGATTGAACCACGCACGGATCGCGACCACACCAAGATCGATGCGATCAATATGCCCTGGCGCTCGACCTACTGGGAAGTCTCCAGTTCCAACGGACAACTGCTCAGGGAATCCGGTTACAAATCTTTCCCGGGCGTTTGTCCACGCTGGCAAGTGATGGGCGGAGATATTTACGGAAATAGTCCCGGAATGGAAACTCTGGGCGATGTTAAACAGCTGCAGATGCAACAGTTTCGCAAATCGCAAGCGATCGATTACCAGGCCAACCCGCCCTTACAAGTGCCTTCGACTTTTAAGAACCGGGAACTGGAGATATTCCCGGGCGGGATTAGTTTTTACGAACCCAATTCCCAATCGGATGGGATTCGCACGGCGTTTGAAGTGAATTTGAACTTGCAGACCTTGCTGGAGGATTTGCAGGACATTCGCGGCCGGATCAATAGCACCTTCTTCGTCGACATCTTCTTAGCGATTACCGACCAGTCTAAAGACATGACCGCGTATGAAGTGGCGGCGCGTAAAACCGAACAGATGTTGATGCTCGGGCCTGTCGTTGAACGGGTGACCAATGAGCTGCTGACGCCGTTACTGGAAACCACCTTCGAGCGCATGCTAACCGGCGGCTTGTTGCCGCCACCGCCCGAAGAGTTGTCGGGCCATAACCTCAACATCGAATACATCTCGGTACTGGCGCAAGCCCAGAAAGCTGTAGCGATTAATTCCATCGGCCAATTCGTTTCCGAATTGGGACAAGTAGCGGCCATTAAACCCGATGTGCTGGACAAATTCGACGCCGATCAATGGGCAGACATTACCGCAGACATGCTGGGCATACCGCCCGAGTTGTTGGTGACCGATAAAAACCTAACCTTGATCCGCCAACAGCGCGCCCAACAGGCACAACAAGCCCAACATGCGGCGATGTTGGAGCAGGGCGCCAATATCCTAAATAAAGCAGGCAGCACGCCAACCGGCCAAGGCACGGCAGGCGGCGATATGTTAAGAGCCATGCAAGCGCAAGCGGCGTTTAGAGGTGGGCGATGATGAACAAGCTGCAAGAAGAGCAACTCATCCGGGAAACCCGAGAGGCCGAAAGAAATCGCCAGGCCTTGATGGACGATGCCGATTTTAAAACCGTGATCGATACCCCGGCCGGCCGGCGTTTCATTCGCCGGGCGCTGGGCAAGTGCGGCGTGCATCGAACTTCATTCAACGCCGATCCCATGATCATGGCATTCAGTGAAGGAGAACGCTCCATAGGCCTATGGCTGCAAAGCTTATTTGTTGATTGCCCCGATCAATACATTCAATTACTGAAAGAGGAAAGTCATGTCCGGAACAACCATTGATAGCACGGCAACCGTATTGCCTGGCAGTGCTACCGACACCGGCGGCGCGCCGGTCGCTCAACCCGCCGCCCAAGCAGGCGTAGCGGATCAAGGCCAGCAAAATCAGCAGCCTGCCGCACCTGTGCAAACCGATTCGGCATCGCCCCCCGCTGCACAGACCACTGAACCCGCACCTGCCGCGCCTATCGAGTACACCGATTTCACTGTGCCGGAAGGCATTCTGTTAGATCAGCAATTAATGCCGGCCTTCAAGGAAGTGGCATCAAAAGCCGGATTGAAACAAGAGCAAGCCCAAATGATGATCGAGATGGGCGCTCAGCTGCAGCAAAAGATCCTGAAAGATCATTTCGCTACTGTTGAGCAGCAAAAAGCCGATTGGGAAGCGGCGGCCAGGGCCGATAAAGAAATCGGCGGCGATAAGTTTGACGAAAACCTGAGCTATGCCGCCAAAGCCGCTTCGGTATTCGTCACACCGGAGCTGCAGGAACAACTGAACAAGACCGGCCTGGGCAATCATCCGGACATGATTCGGCTGTTCATCCGCGCCGGCAAGATGATTTCCGAAGACACGCTAGTGCCTGGCGATAAAGATACCGCCGCCGACAAAGATAAAACCCTCGCTCAAAAAATGTTCCCCGACATGAATCCCTAACCCCCCCTAGGAGCCTGAAAAATGACAGTAGCATTAGCAAGCGGCCAGCTTACCCTGGCCGATGTATCCAAACGTACCAGTCCGGACGGTAAAATCGACCCGGTCGCCGAACTGTTGTCCAAACGTAACGACATTCTCGAAGACATCGTCTATCGGGAAGCAAATCAACCGACTAGCCATGTGGTGACGATTCGTACCGGTTTGCCTGCCGTGTACTGGCGGCAATATAACGCCGGCGTACCGCCTTCCAAATCTACTACCGCGCAAGTCACCGAGCCCTGTGCGATGTTGGAAGCGCGATCGCATATCGATTCAAAGTTGCTGCAATTAAACGGCAACTCGGCGGCGTTCCGTTTATCCGAAGAGGTGCCGTTTATCGAAGGCATGTCGCAAGAAATGGTGAATAAAATCTTTAACGGCAACGCCGGCATCGATCTTAAAACCTTCTCGGGCCTATCCACTCGTTATAGCTCTTCGTCAGCCGGTAACGGTCAAAACGTCATTCTCGGCGGCGGTAGCGGCTCGGATAACTCATCCATGTATTTGGTGTTGTGGGGCGAAGAGACGATTTTCTGTACCTTCCCTAAAGGTTCGCAAGCGGGGCTTTCCAGCCGCGACCTGGGCGAAGAATCTGTGCAGGATGCCGCCGGTGGTTGGTATCAAGCGGCACGATCTCTGTATCAATGGGATTCCGGCCTGGTTGTTAAAGACTGGCGCTATGCGGTCCGTATCGCCAACATCGATATTTCAGATTGGATCGGCGTCACCGGCACTCAAGCGGCCACGGCAGCGACCAATTTGATGAAGTTAATGGTGAAAGCGATCGCCCGCATCCCAAACATGAACATGGGCCGCGCGGCGTTTTACTGCAACCGCTCCATTAAGGAAGGCTTGATGATTCAAGCGCAGGATAAGTCTTCGGCTTACCTGGGCATTCAAGAAGCCACCACCCAGTTCGGCAACAACATCCACGAACTGCGTTTCCTGGGCGTACCGATTCGGACCGTTGACGGTCTGGGTATCGCCGAAACCGTTATCAGCTAATCAGGGGACATTATGATCACCGATGCACTTTTACAATTATCGACCGCGCAAGCGGTCACTGTTACGGCCAATTCCACCTATTCCATCGATCTTGGCGTCAATCGGGACATCGCGGTCGGCGATGACTTGTATGCCATTTTTAACGTGGACGAATCTGTCACGGCAGCCGGCGCCGCCACCGTGACCTTTCAGGTCGTTACCTCCGCTTCCGCCGATTTATCTTCGCCGACCATTATTGCGGAACTGGATGCCGTGGCGAAAACGGAATTAACCGCAGGCCGCAAGCCGCTGGTTTTAGCGATTAACCCTTCATTCATCCTGGCGCAACCGATTGGCCAGCGCTATCTAGGCGTTATCTATTCAATTGCCACTGGCCCACTCACTGCCGGTAAATTCAGCGCAGTCATTACCGACTCCGATGTGAATACCGGTGCTTATTATCCATCTGGCTTCTCGGTCGCGTAATCATGCCTAAATATATTGCTTTAAGAGAAACATTGATCAGTCACGAATGCCGCATCGTCAAGGAAGGTGAAGAGTTTGAAACCACCTTCCCAGAGGGCATGAAGCTGAGTGACAACCTTAAACTGGTTAAAGCCCCGGCGCGTACGGTGAAAACCGCCGTGAAAACCACCGTGAAAGGTTCTGAAGATGATCAAAATCCAGACGATGGTCAGGACGACGATCAAAACCCAGAAGGGGGTGAGTAATGCCGCAAACCGTCCAACTTAGAAAAACCATCATCCAAACCGTTCAGGCCAGCCAGGTCGTGGCGGTTTCGGCCACGCTGGACGATGGTTCGGTGATTCAGGTTACCGGGCCTATCTCGGTCGGCGACTACAACATCGTCGATCAAGGCGAATCCAGCATCTTGAGTGCGGCTGACTTTGCCGCCGAGCTGGTACCAGGTCAATAACATGGCCGATCCCGTTTATAAAAAAGTAACGGACGGCCAGGGCAATGTGAGCTTTGTGGAGGTATCGCAAGGCTCACTACCCATTGACGCCGTTAGTGTCGCCGGCGACTGGCTTAAGGCCCGCGCCGGCGAATCTTCCACCAAGATAGGGGCGATTGGCGGCGTGGTCGCCGCACCAACGATTGCCGATTATGCCGGCAAAGCCGTGATTGCCGGACTGGCTGGCGATTATGTCGGCTGTGCGATGTATGGCGTGCCTGCATTGATCGGTATTGCCGGATCGCTGGCCGCTATCGTAACCCCTGAAAAACCCAAAGGACCGACCGATGAAGAGATTCATTCCGCCGTTGCTCGCATGCCTCGCGATCAGCTTATCAGCCTGCTCGCTCAACCCCTCGCGCACACCGGCGCCGAACCGGTGCGAACAGCCGGCGGCTCAGTATAGCGCTGCCCAGCTTGAAACCATGACCGATGCGCAATTGCGGGAAGCCGCGGTTGAACGGCAATTGTGGAATAGGGATTGTGGCCGATGACCAAAGACGAATTAAAAGTGGTTCTGGCCGAAGTATTCGAAGAGCGGGCGCGGATCGATGCCGAAACCCATGGCGATCATCATGCCTGGATTCAAGAGCGCATTGAGTCGGAAAGAGCCAGAAAAGAAATGTGTTGGGAAATCACTAAATCAGTCGCTCAGTATTCCGTATTGGGCATTCTGGGCGGCGTTTGGTATTGGATTCAAAACGGCCACTGGCCACAGTAAAGGGGTAGGGTTATGTCGAAAGTAGGTCAGGCGCCGGCGGGGATTTATTCGGACGATGGGAAGGTGCTGGATGGGTTCATTAATTTTGATAGCAGTATTTCCAGGTTGATTAGAGAATATCCCACACTAGCTGCCCTCCAAGCCTCGCTGCCACTCCCGATCGGCCAGTACATGGTCACGGGATCAGATACGGTTTATGTGTCGGATGGGGTGGTTTTATATAATGCTAAAACAGGCGCTGACGTAAGCAGTCTAAGATATGTTGGTCATCACGTGTTTTTGCCGGATTCATTCAGTAGTACAAACAAGCAAATACTGACGTATGACCCTCAATTCGCGCACGAAGACTTAGTCGGTCTTCAAGTCGAGTGGCCCAATTGGTATGTTGATAACACAACCTCTGGAGTGGAGACGGGGACTGGCGCAGTTGCAACACTGACGGCAAGTATAGAATACCCCATCGGGACACGGAACCAGTTGACATTTAGCGGGTCGCCGTCTGGAACGATAGCGGATGTTTCCAACTTAAAATCGGACCCTTTGAGTTTCACGATACCGAAAGGATCGAAATATATCATCAGGTCATTTTTCGTTTCAACTGCCGGGATTGTATTTTGCAATAAAGCCGCTGGAGCTTACGGGGGTGCGTTATCCGAGTTCGGAGCGTCAGGTCTTACTGATAAAACAATGTCGGGGACTATAAATTCGTCAGGGGCTAACCAGTATTATGGAGCTTGCGCGATAACCGCAAAAAGCTCTAAACGGGCCGTGGCCCTTGTTGGTACAAGCAGGATACAAGGGAAAGGTGACACAACAGATTCATCAATGCAAACAGGTACTATAGAACGCTCTATAGGGCAGTTTGTCTGTTCTGCAAATTACGGAGTTAACGGGGACAGGGCAGATTGGTATCTGACTAAAGCGGTCAATAGAGCCAATATGTTAGCGTATTTTACAGACATTATCAGCGACCTTGGATTCAATGATTATGATTCAGGCGGAAGATCGGCGGCGCAAGTAGCAGCAGATAGGCAAACGCTGATCGCTGGAAAGTTTGCCGGTAAACGAATAGGGTGGGTTACAGCATCTCCACACACCACATCAACCGACTCATTTGCCACTCCTGGCAATCAGTCAATCCCGTCCGCTCCAATCGAAGCGATTCGCGTTGCTGACAATAATTCATTGAGGTCTGGGTTAATCAATGGAATCGATTATGTTATCGATGTTGCAAATATTATGGAAACGTTCAGGGACTCAGGAATCTGGAATTCTCCGGGCTGGACATCTGACGGCAAGCATGAATTGCAAAAGGCGAATTTGGCAATAGTTGCAGCAAGAGCTGTTCCTGTGTTTAAATTTTAATAACACGCTAATTTTATGGCCACCGCCGTCGACATCTGCAACCTGGCACTCGGCAAGCTTGGCAATGCTGCCGATGTGTCCAGCATCTCGCCGCCCGACAACTCCGTCGAAGCCAATTATTGCGCCACGTTTTATCCGTTAGCGCTTCTGGAGCTGCTGGATAAGCATAACTGGAACTTTGCCACGCGCCGAATTTTTCCGGCGACTGTCACCAACAATACCGCGGAATGGACCTATTGCTATGCCTTGCCGGCCGACTATATCAATGTCGTCAGGATCAAAGCCGCCGGCGTTGACGAGGTTACCGAATATTCTACCGAGATCAGCACGACCGCCGGCGTAGATAGCTATGTGCTGTATGTCAACGAGGCGAACATCGAGTTGAAATACTGCTCTTCAATTGTCGACCCCACTAAGTTCCCGCCGTTATTTGTGGCCGCGCTGTCGACATTGTTATCCTCGCACCTGGCCGGACCATTGATTAAGGGCGATGTTGGGGTTGCGGCTTCTCAAAAACAATTGGGGCTGGCGAACGTCGCCATTCAGCTGGCTATTGATTCAGACTGCCAGAACTACAAAAGCAGCTTGAAAAGAGCCGGATACAAACCCGCCGGGATTGCCGCCCGTGCCTAAACTTCGCACCCTTAAACAGTCGTTTGTAGGCGGCGAACTGTCGCCGGATATGGATGGCCGTCTGGATCTGGATAAATTCCAATCCGGCCTGGCCTTGTGCAAAAACTTTTTGGTATTGCCGCAAGGGCCGGTCGCCAATCGCGGCGGCCTGCATTTCGTCCGCGAGATCAAGAACTCGCCATTCACTGCCAGGCTAATTCCGTTCTCGTTTAGCAATAGCCAAACGTTTTGCATCGAACTGGGCGCGGGATACTTCCGGTTTCATACCCAGGGCGCGACTTTGCTGTCGGCCGGCGTGCCGTATGAGATTGCTAATCCTTACCTGCAGGCGGAGCTGTTCGATATTCATTACGTGCAGTCCGGCGACATCATTACTTTGGTCCACCCGAATCACCCGCCAAAAGAGCTAAGACGGATATCGAATCTAAATTGGACGCTGACATCAATCACCTTTGCCTCCAGCAAAACCCCGCCGGCGACTGTCAATTGTGCGGCGACTTATACTACCGCCGGCACGCCGGAAACCTATCAATACCTGGTGACGACGCTGGACAGCTATGGCCGCGAAGAGTCTGCACCATCCGCACACACCGCGGCAGTTACCAACGATCTAACCATCACCGGCAATTACAACACGGTGACCTGGTCGGCAGTGAGCGGCGCCGGCTATTACAATATTTATAAATCCACCAATGGCGCGTTTGGCTATGTTGGGCAAGTGGTGGGTACCAGTTTTGTCGATCGCAATGTGTTGGCCGATATGACTATCACCCCGCCGATGCAGGATACCGTCTTCACCAGTGCCAACAATTACCCGTCGGCGGTGGGTTATTACGAACAGCGTCGTTTCTTTGCCGGCACCAACAACCAGCCGCAAAACATCTGGGGCACGCAGTCCGGCACCGAAAGCAACATGTATTACAGCGTGCCGTCGCAAGCCGCCGATGCCTTGCGGTTACGGATAGCCGCGCAACGGGCCAATTACATCCGCCATATCGTTACCATGCTGGACATGCTGATGATGACGGCATCCACGGAATTTAGGGTATTTTCGCAGAACGGCAGCGCGCTGGAGCCGTCCACCGTCACCATCAAGGCCCAGTCGCAAAATGGCGCGTCGAACGTGCAACCGGTCGTGGTTAACAATACCGCCATTTTTGCTTCATCTCAGGGCGGCCACCTGCGCGAGATCGCCTATCAATGGCAACTCAACGGCTATCAAAGTAATGACCTGTGCCTAATGGCCAGCCACTTGTTCAATAATTACACCATTGTCGACCTGGCCTTTAGCCGTTCGCCGTATCCCACCTGCTGGGCGGTCAATAATCAGGGCAAGCTGTTGGGATTAACCTACCTGCCGGAACAACAATTAACCGCCTGGCATCAACACACGACAGACGGCTATTTCGAATCGGTTTGCGCGGTTACCGAGAGCAATTTTGACGTGGTCTATGCCATTGTCCGCCGCACCATCGGCGGCGTGACCAAGCGTTACGTGGAAATGCTGGATACCCGTTCCTGGACGGTGCTGGAAGATGCTTTCTTTGTCGATAGCGGCTTAAGTTATTCCGGCGCTCCCACCGCCACGCTAACCGGACTTAACCATCTGGAAGGCAAAACCGTCTCGATATTGGGCGACGGCGCAGTGATGCCTCAGCAAGTTGTTAGCGGCGGCTCGATTACCTTACCCAATGCCGTGAGTAAGGCGCATGTTGGGCTACCTATCGAGGCGGCTATTAAATCGCTACCGGCGTCATTTCAAGATGAAACCAGCGGCCAGTCACGGGTTAAAAACATCAATCAGGTTTGGGTGAAGGTCGCCAGTTCCGGCCAATTCAGCGCCGGCCCCGATGCCGCCCGCCAAACACCGATCCGCATTCGCAGCTTTGAACCCTTTGGCACCCCGCCATCATTAAAAACCGAGGAAATACCACTGGTGATTCAGTCGGACTGGAATCAAACCGGACAAGTGGAAATTCAACAAAACGACCCCTTGCCCTTGGAAATTGTTTATTTAGCGATGGAGGTGGCTGTTGGTGGTTGATCCGATTATTTACACGTTGCGGTTTCCCAACGATGAGGACATTTTCGACCTGTCCCAAAATCTGCGGCAATGCGACATCGATGAGCTGTCCGCCGTTTGCGACGATACCCCGGACGAAGTGATTATCAAGTCGCTGCAGGCATCGGATTTGGCGCTGACCCGTGCCGCCCATGTCGACGGCAAGCTGGCTTGCATCTTTGGTTGTTCGCCGCGCACCGTGAATATGGCGGCGCCGTGGCTGTTGTGTACCGATCTGGTCGACGACTATAGCAAGACTCTGACACGGGACACTCGCGAAGTGGTTAGGAACATGTTGGCCAAGTATCCGATCCTGACCAATGTGGTCGACGTTAGAAACACCCGAACCATTGCCTGGTTGCGGGTGCTGGGCTTTGAAATGATGGAAACCGTGGAATATAAACCAGGTCTTCCGCTTTTTCGCTTTGAAATGAGGGCCTGATGTCTATCGATAGCGAAGTTCGCCGTTCGTCGACCTATTACGGCAATGGGCTAGTTAGCACCTTTCCGTTTACCTTCAAAGTATTCAGCCCTGACCAGGCGCTTGCTGTCATGGCCTCTCAAGTCACCGGCGATTTGCCGCTGACATATGGCGTCGATTACACGGTGGCGCTGAATGTTGATCAGGATACAGCGCCAGGCGGCTCGATTACGCTGATTTCGCCGCTCGCCTATAACTTTACGCTGGTGATCAAATCCGGGGTGCCTTACACCCAACTGATGAAGCTGACCAATCACGGCAATTTTTACCCAACGGTATTGAACGATGCCGCGGATAAGGCGGTGATTCTGATCCAGCAGATTATCGATACCATTTTGCATCCTCCGGAAACCCAAGCCTTGCAGCGTGTCAGTTATGCGGAAAGCTTTGCAGTCACCGGAACAACCGTGCATATCGACTTTCCGGATCAAACTTTTGTGCTGGAGCCGGTGGTGTATGTCTGCATCAACGGCGCGGTAACCCAAGCGGAATGGGTGCTGAATACCAGCGTGGTGGGCGGCGCATCCTATTACACTTCCATAGACCTAACCTTTCAGGCCGGCGCGGTTGGCAAGCAGTTCTCATTGATTGTGGTATCCAATGGCTAAACGCGGCCTGAACAATGTCCTGATCTGCTATCACGGCTGTGTGCCGCAGAACCAAGTACCACTGACCTACCGCGAACACCCCAACGATATTCAGGCGCATATCGTTTACCTGCTGGAACTGGGCTATACCTTTGTACTGCCGGAGCAATATTCGCAGTGGCAGGCGGGCACCTGGTCGCCGGATTATCCGATTGCCTGTATCCACCTGGATGACGGCCTGGATTCCACGTCACTGATTTTGCCGTGGATGATCGATCACAAGATCGCCTTTGGACTGGCGATCATCGGCCGCCGGCAACGGTTGAGATTGCCGGAAACCGACTTTATCCCCTGGGCGACCCTGAAAAGCTACGTGGACAGCGGCTTGTGCGAACTGATGAGCCACACCTACAACATGCATCATTTAACGGTGGGCAATGTGGCGGGCAATTCGCAACCGATCATGCAAGGGCCATGGTGGGAGGATAACGGCATCGTCATGTATCGGGATTCCGGCGATACCCGCTATTACTGGGACTATTCACACATCGACAAAATATCGTGGGGCTTGCCGTTGTTCGGCACCGATCCGGCGACGTTGACCACCGCCGGCGCCGTCACACCCTCTTCGCGTGCCATCACCACGGCAATTAGCTTTGTCGCCGCCGCCTCGATGACGGTCAGCTTGCTGAGGTTTTGGGTGGCGCTCGGCGTACCGGCCGGGGCCGGCTATGATGTGCAGGTCAAGATTAAACTGGGGGCGACTGAGGTGTTCAACGGCGTATTTGCGCCGACCAACTACAGCACCCGCACGCAATGGGTAGAGCGCGAAATTGCCACCATTACCCTAGACACGCCGTTTGCCATCGTGGCCGGTACTACCTACACCCTGACCTTTCAAACGCTGAATGTCGGCCCTGGGCTGTTGCGAATTTACGCGCTGCCGGACTTTACCGGTAATTATTCGCTGACATCGGATTGCGTCTCGGTAAAACCCGGCGTCAGCAGTGGCAATGCCATCATCGATTATCCGCCTGGCTCCAGTTGGCCGGCGCGTCCGGTGATGATATTGGGCGATGGTAGCGGGGCATTGGTCAGCGAAGCGACATTTAATGCCGCCGTCCAAACCGATTTGAACAAAAACAATCAGGTGATCGCCGATTATCTGAATGCTGTCTGGACCGGGCATGAAAACGACTATAACGAAGCCGATCCCATGCTGTATCTAGGCGTGGCATTCGGCACGTATGGCGATGGCACGCTGGTCGACAGTAAATTCCGCTTTGCCACCAATGCCCATACCGCCAAAACATTGGCGTTTAAATTGGTGATCGAGATAGGCCCCTGGTATCCAATCTCGGCGGATTGTTATATCGGCACATCGGAAACCGGCCCTTGGACATTAGTTGCCAATTTCGCCCCCAATTATAGCCAACGCGCCTGGCAGGAAATCAATCTCGATACGCCGTACACCTTTGCCGCCGGCACCTATTGGGTGCGGTTTGTTACCAAAAACGCCACACCTTACGGCACAGCCACTTTGCTGCGGATTTACATCGATCGGGTAGGCGGCTTTCCCGATTCCGTCGTCAATACCCTGGAAGCGATCAACGATTATCTATTGACCCATGCCGTGATTCCCGGCGCCTATTATTTGAAAGCCGACGGTTCGGATATCTGGGCCAGCGATTACATGATAGGCCGGGCTTTTATCAAGACTTACTCGGTGGCGTTGGGCTCGGCCAATCCACCAAAGCGCATGGTGTACCCGTTCGGCGCGTATGCCGAAGGCGGCATCGGTCCCGCGCAAATTACCAACACCTCGGACATCAGCGCCGGCATGAAAGCCGTGATGGCTGCCGTGGGTTTGATCGACGGGCAAAGTACCTGGCCGACCGCCAACCGGGTGGAAGGCGAATTGAATGAGCCGGGGATACGCAAGACCAAATGGGCGCAATCCCGGCTGCTGATGTATGGCGACAGCCCATTGGCCAACTCGCTGAATAATCTGGCGGCCTATTGCGGAGCGCTTTGGCAACCGGTGCAGCATGCCGGCGTGAAATGGCAAACCTCCATCGAACCCGACGCCGGCGGCAACGCCACCATTCGCCATGCCTACGGCACCCTGAATTATGTCGATTTCGACGCCTGGTATTTCAATGCTAATGCCGCCTGGGCATGGTTGGCCAACGGTTTTAACGAAGCCAATCCGACGCTGTATGTCGGGGTAGCATTCGGCACTTATACCGACGGCACCAAGGTCGACAGTAAATTCCTGTTGCAAGTACCGGTCGCGCACACCGCCGAAAAGCTGGCATTCAAATTCGCCTCGACGGTCGGCGCCTGGTATTCGATTGCCGCCGATTGCTATGTCGGCACCTCGCCCACCGGCCCCTGGACATTGATCGCCAGCTTTACCCCGGCCAATACGCCCTGGGATTGGCAGGAAATCAGCCTGAGCGCGCCGTACGGCTTCGAGGCCGGGGATTATTGGCTACGATTTGTGACGACCAATGCATCGGGATCGCAGGCGCTCTTACGGTTTTATGTCGACCATATCGATGCCACGGTCGGCGCTTATTACCTGAAAACCGAAGCCTCGGACACCTGGACCGGGACCAGCATGCAGGGCCTGGCTTTTTTGCGCACTCGATCGCTGGGCACGGAAGGTCTGTACAAAGGCAAGATGAACGATGGTTTTAGCTATCTGACCTTTAGCGCCAAGACAGGCACACTGAGCGCCGGCCAGCATATCACCAGCCCCAGCGGCGCCGGCGACATCGTTTGGTTTTCAGCGGACCCGCACAACCTGGTTTGCAAAATCCACAACGTCACCGGCACCTTTGCGGTCGGCGAAACCTGGAGCACGGCCACCGGTTCCGGGGTGCTGGAGGTGCTGGAAACCTTCCCGGATGACAAAGGGTTTTTACAGGCGCGCGGGGTTAAATGCCTGCTGTATCTCACCAATTACAGCTTTGCGATTGGGGATTTCGACGGCGCGCTATCGTCCATCGTCGTCAATTACCCCAGTGGCTATATCACGGCAGCGGTGAATGCTGTGGTCGACAATGGCTGGGACGGTGCGGTGGTCGACATCGAAAACGTCTACCCAAGCGATCGGACGGCAGCGACCGCCTTTATCGTTGCCGTGGCCGACGCCTTGCACGCGCAGCGCAAACTTTGCCATATCGCCGTACCGGCCATTACCGGCACGGCTTACGATAATCCGGCCTGGACCGGTTGGTGCGACTATGCCGCCCTGGTACAGCGCGTGGATGCCATGCATGTCATGACCTATTTGGAGGCGGGCGATTTCAGCGCACCTGGTCCGCATGCCCCGACCGACTTTTGGAATCTGGTCTATCACCATCTCGCCACCACCATCCCGGCCCGATTTCGGAAACGAGTATTAGTGGGCTGCAATGCCTATTCCGACGTGTGGGACGATACCGGCGCCGGTTCATACAACAGCTTTTGGGATGCGCTGGCACAAGGGTTGCTGCGTGGCGCATTGATCAGCAATGAAGACGGCGAAGCCACTTGGTCGGCGTATGGATTTAGCGCCTGGATGGGCGTTTCCGACACCCAAAACCGCGCCGTCAACGAAGCGATTAGACGCGGCTTTTCCGGCATCGGCTCATGGAAGGCCGACGACGGCGACCGCTTGACTTTTTTTCCACAATATCCGCAGATTGGGAGATCAAAACTGTGAAAAATATGTTTTTACTGGATCAGAATGTCGATGTGTCACAACTAGCATTCGAACTACACACCCAGCCCGAGCTATGGAATGCAGACCGGGAGCGTACCAGTCAACCCGATTCACCGCACCGCGATTGCGATGACATTTGGGTGCGGTATAACGATAAACGGCCCTATGTTGAAAAAGGCGATTTTTCGGGATTCAATGACCCGCATTTTCCGGTTTGGTATCCCGCCTATTACCAATTGCCATCAATCAATTCCCTGATCTGGATGCTGATGGGGGCCATTCGTGGTGAGCATCTGGGCGGCATTCTGATTTCCAGGGTTAAGCCTGGTCATAAAATCCATCCGCATATCGATCGAAGTTGGCATGTCGATTTTTACGACAAGTTTAATGTTTGCATTCAAGGCGCTCCCGGCTCGGCTTTCGTCTGGACCGATGACGGCGAAAGCATGCCTGGCAGAACCGGCGATGTTTACCATTTCTACAACAATACGACCCACGAAGTTGTCAACGAATCCGATCAGGACATTATCTTGCTGGCGATTTGCATTAGAACGCATCACTTCGAGGCCCGGTATCAACGATGAACCAGAGCCCAATAGTAGATTTAGCGGCGTTTTTCGGGATAAAACACCATTTTCCAACCGACGGCAACAAGGTTTACATCCGGCAAATGTCGGCGCCGGCTGGTTATGTGATCGGCACCCACAAACACCATTATGAGCATTACAGCATTCTGGCCAGCGGCACAGTGCAAGTGGAGATCGATGGCGAGATCAGCGAATACACAGGCCCGCAGGTCATCGCCATCAAAGCCGATACCGTTCATAAAATCATCTCAATCACCGATTTCACCTGGTTTTGTATTCATCATACCGATGAAGATGATGAAGCCAAGATCGATGAAGTTTTAATCAAACAGGAGTAATTGATGCCTTATGCCTTTGCAGCCCTGGCCGTTATTGGCGCAGGCTTAAGCGCCTATAGCGCCTCCGAACAAGCCTCGGCACAAAAGAAACAGGCTAATTATGAGGCACAAGTCCAAGCTAACAACGAGAAAATCGCCGGCTATCAGCGTAGCGCCGCCTTGCAACAGGGCCAGGAACAAGCACAGCAGGCCATGCTGGCACAGTCGCAAACCTTAAGCCGACAGCGGGCAGCCTTGGCGGCGAATGGCCTGGATCTCAATTCGGGCACGGCGGTCGATTTAATGGCTACTACCAAATTTTTGGGGGAGCAGGACGTTAACCAGATCGAGAAGAATGCGGCCCGAAAGGCCTGGGGTTATACGGTAGAAGCGGCCAATTACAAGGCGGCGTCGAATCTGGACAAGTGGAAAGCCGATAGCATCAGCCCTACTAAAATCGGCGTGATGACTGGCGCGTCGTCGCTCATATCTTCGGCGACCATGTATGCCGGCGCCAAGGCGGCTCAATAATGGCCATGCGCGTTCCGGAGTATCAACGGCAAGTCGAACCCAGCGAGCTGCCCGGCGTTCGGCAAAATATCCCCACCGATGCCAGCAACTTTTTGGGCGGCACCGAACAGGCCTTTTTGAAACAGGCCTCATCGGCCGTTCAGGATATTGGCCATGCGGCCATGACGCTGCAAATGCGCGAAGAGCAGGAAGCCAACCGAACCCGTGCCCAAGACGCCATCAACCAGTTCGAAACGCGCCGGCAGGATAGGCTGTTTGGGCAGGACGGGGCTTTTAACGTTCGCGGTGCCGATGTATTTACCCAACAAAACAGCATTCCGTTAACCGACAACGTCACCAACGATCTGGATCACGCCTTTGGCGAAATCGCCGACACCTTGGGGAACGATGAACAAAAGAGACTATTTGCCGAACATGCGCAATCGGCTATCACGCACACGCGCGGTCAGCTGCTGCAACATGAAGCGGAGCAATACCGGGTTTATAAACGCGGCGTCGGCGTATCCACCATCGACACCAATCAAAAGACTATCGGGCTTAACTATAACAATCCTGAGCTCATTCGTCAGTCTCTGGACGCTATTCACACGGCGAGTGTTGATCTAGGAAAACTGGAGGGATTCGGCGAGGAATATGGCGCATCCCAGGCGCAAAAGCACAAGTCCGACGCGCTGAACGGGGCGATTCAATCCGCCCTGGCGCAAAACGACCATGCCAGCGCCACCAAAATCCTGCACGATTTCGCGCCGGATATGGACACTAACGATATGCTCAAGGCCTATCAGACCATCACCAAGGAACAGGATGCCAGGGCATCGTTTGGCATGGCGCAAAATGTGATGTCGAACATTGCACCACGCTTGCAAACTTCCGATGGCGACCGGGCGCTGAATATTCTGTTTAATGCCGAGTCCGGCGGCAATCATTTTGTGCCTGGCACGCAAAACCCAGTCACCAGCCCGAAAGGCGCAGTCGGCATTGCTCAGGTGATGCCGGCCACCGGACCGGAAGCGGCGAAGCTGGCCGGGGTGGAGTGGGACGAAAACCGCTTTAAAAACGACCCGGAATATAACAAAGCGCTGGGCGCGGCTTACTTCAACCAGCAACTGAAAACCTTCCGGGGCGATTTAAGCATGGCCTATGCGGCTTATAACGCCGGGCCAGGCGCGACCAAAGAGGCGCTCGATAAGGCTGGCAAAGAGGGCGGAAACTGGCTGACCTACCTGCCGAAAGAAACCCAAGCCTACGTCACTCACAACATGAATGCCTATGCCGCCGGCGAAGGCCAATATCAACGGCCGACGCTGGCCGATGCCCATGCCGTGGCCCTGGAACACATCGGCCCCAATGCCTCGCCGGATCTGCGCAAGCAGGTATTGGCCGAGGTGACTAACCAGTACGAAGAGCAAACCAAGGCCATCAAGCAACGCGAAGAGGAAAGCACGGCGGAGGCCATGCGCCAGCTGCTGCAGAACGGCGGCAAGTTTTCGGCGCTGCCAGTGAATGTCCGCGCGGCGGTGCCGCCCAATCAGGTCGATAACCTGATGAACTTTGGGCAGAAGATAGCGGCCGGCGAACCGGTAGCTACCGATTGGAAATTGTATTACCAGCTGAAAACCGACAGCGGGCTATTGCAGAACACCAACCTGATGGCCTTCCGCGACAAGCTGAACGATACCGAGTTTAAGCAGCTGACTAGCGAGCAGCAAAGCGCCGCCAACGGCAGCCATACCGAAACCCGCTCGGCCGAGGACATTTTGCATACCTATATGAGCGAAGCCGGCATCGATCCCACGCCCAAGGATGACGACCAGGAAGGCGCGGCTAAGGTCGGCAAAATCTGGTCGGCCTTCGATCAGCGCATAGGCGATGCCGAGCAGGAAAAAGGCAAGAAGCTGAATGCTGAAGAGATTCAAAAGGTCGCGGCGCAGATGTTTACCAAAGTGGGCGTGAAAGGCTTGCTATGGGGCAGCAGCGATAAGCCGGCCGTCTTGGTGGACTTGAAGAAAGACAAGGTGCCCATTCCGGACGATGAGCGGGCCAAGATCATCGAGGCCTGGCGCGCCGCAAAACCCGGCCAGGCGATCAGTGAAGACGATATTTTTTATATGTATGCGAAGCATAAGGGGTTGCTCTGATGTGTTATTGCACACCATCCATTAGAACCATTTCATGCGGAAAAGCCGATTGTATTCCGCAATTGGCAGTAAGACCGGTTGATTGCTTACTTTGCGGTAACCAGATGTTTTATAGAAGTCACCCTCAGCATGAAAAGGAGGTAATCATAACTGCTGGGAAAGTCGAACATTTCGCACATCATGAATGTATCCACAAAGCCATAGAAAACAGAAAAATCGTAGGTAAGTTTTCTACAGCGGCAATAGACGTTACAAACGAAAGGCGTCGACAAATTGAAGTTGAACACCGAACACCAGAGCTAGATGACACATATAAGAAACCGGAACTAGCAATTGCGGGTGGATGTTACGCGTTATATGCAGACTCATTTCCAAATCAAGGGGAACCGCCGCCAGAATGGCCGTGGTCTTCAAGTTGGTGGAAACCAAAAAACTATCGCGCGGATTTAGTTAGAGCCGCCGCTTTATTAATTGCCGAAATAGAAAGATACGACCGTAGCCTCTAATAGACGATAATCAATGGACGAATCCAATCCCTACCTTGGCCTGATCCAACAGGACAGCGCCGACAATATCCGCCAATCCCTGCAAACTGCCGTCGACAAACAACCGGATACCGAAGCCAGGCTGCAAGGCTTGGCCAAGCAGTATGACTTGCCGGTCGAAGCGGTGCGCCTGGATACCGGCACCGTCGAGCGCCGGGCTAAACTGGATGCCGTGGATTACGACACCTTGGCCAAATCGTTGCCGGCCACGGGAAACTTGTTGTCAGATCCCAAGAAAGCCGCGATCGCTCATGATGACATCGATAACCTGGGGCACCTTGAAACCCTGCTGAATTCGTTTAAGCGCGGTGTGCCGGCCCTGGAATCCTTGCCGCATGCCTTGCAGGTATTTAACCAGTCGGCGGGACTTGATCAGTTAGACAAAATCGATCAGGCGATTGCTACAGGCGAGCCGGATATACCCAAGCTGTTTGGCGATAGATTGGGTGTGCTGGGGGAAAGTTATGCCAGGCTAAAAACGCCGGAGGAACGCCAGCAGTTTCGGGATTTTTATCAGCCGAAGATTCAACAGCGGATTGGGAAATCGGCGGCCGATCTGGCCGGCTTGCAAGTGGAGCGCAATGCCATTCCAGCGCCCAGCGTGGTCGGCAATGTTATGCGCGCCCCTGATTTTTCCACAGCATTTGGCGAAGTATCCAAAGACCCGTTGAAATTTATCGAGGCTATCGGCCCGGAATCCCTGATCCAATCCATGCCCGGTTTATTGGCCGCCATTCCCGCCAGCCTCTATGCCGGCCCAGCCGGAGCAGCCGGCACCATAGGCGCTAATTCTACTTTGGTGGACTATGCCGGCGAACTGGTCGGCAACCTGCAAAACGCCGGCGTCGACGTCACCGATCCTAACGCCATTACCGAAGCCCTGCAAAACCCGCAGACATTGGCGAAGATTACCGAGCAAGCGGCCAAGCATGCTGGCGTGGTGGGATTATTCGACGCCATATCCGGCGGCATCGCCAGCAAGGCGGTTTTGCCGCAATCCGTGGCCGGAAAGCTGGTCAACCGGCCACTGGCACAGGAAATGGCGAATATCGCCCTGCAGCTACCCATTCAAGCCGGTTTAGGCGCAGCGGGCGAGGCGGGCGGCGAGATCGTGGCCGGGCAGGATATTCAACCCGGCAATATTCTGGCCGAAGCCTTTGGGGAATTATTCGGCACGCCTAGCGAGGTGATGGTCGTTTCCGGCAAGCGGATTCATGAGCAGTTTAGCCTGGCACAGCAGGCCGACCAACAAGCCGCGCACATCGAGCAAATCAACCAGATTGCTGCTGCCAGTAAAGTTTTGCAGCGCGATCCGGCCGCGATGCAAAGCTTCATCGATGAGGCGCTGGCGAATAGCCATGCACAAAATGTCTATATCGATGCTCAGAGCTTTGCCCAGTCCGGTGTTGCCGAACAAATCGCGGCTAGTTTGCCGGACGTGGCCCAGCAGCTGCCGACCGCTTTAGCGACCGGCGGCGAGATCAAGATTGCGATGAGCGATTACGTGAGCAAGATTGCCGCGACCGAATATGCCCAGCCCTTGGTCGACCATATCCGCATCGAGGGCGAAGAGTTCAGCCGCGCCGGCGCCAAGCAATATATGGATAACCACGCCGAGGAACTACAGGCCGAAGTTGCGCGGGTTTTGACCCATAAGCAGACCGATGAAAGCTTTCAGGCATCCATCTTGGCCGTGAAGGACACCATTAAGCAGCAGCTGGCCGGCGTGTCGCGGTTTACTGATAAGGTGAACGATCACTATGCGGCCTTGCTGTCTAACTTTTATGCGGTGCAGGCCGATAAATTTGGAAAGACGCCGGAGGAATTATTTAGCCTGTATCCGGTCAATGTAGCGAGTCAATCGGCTGGCGGAAATACGCTCAGCCAAACCGAGAAGAATAATCAGGGCGACGCCGTTACGAGGACAGACACTAACGGCATTGCTAGTGAAGGTGACACAACTCGCTCCACCATCGCCACCGAGGATAATAATCCTGATACCATTCTGTTTCAACGCCGGAGTTCAAAACGCGATGACTACACCCTTGACCTATTTGACGTACCAGCCGAGGCCGGAAAAGCTGATAGCACCGGCACAGATACCGGAGGCGGTTTATCGCGCGACGACGCCCCAACCGGCACCTACGGTACCCGAACCCAGATCGTCGAAGAAAATACCCGACAACTTGGTGCCGATCTCGTCAGCACGCCGGAACAAGCCGCCCAAGCCTTAGCCTATTTATCCAAAAGCACGGTCGAGCGCTTTGATGCGCTGATCACCGACAAAGACGGCAAACCTTTGGCGATAGTCGGTGCTTTCAAGGGCGCTATCGATCAAGCCTCCGTTTACCCCGCCACCATCGCCGGCGAAGCCTTCCGCATCAATGGCGCTGCCAATATCTGGTTTGCCCACAATCACCCGAGCGGCATCAACGAACTGAGCGCCGCCGACCGGGCCATGAACAAAAAGCTTGCAGAAGTGTTTCGCGGTAGCGAGATTACGCCGCGCGGTATCTTTGCCATTGCCGGCGCGGAAGGCAATGGCAGGCAGTGGGTTTACGAATCCGGCGAGCAGGGCGGCACTGACCAGAAAGGCACGACCACTCAGCCCGATAAAACTAAAACCGTACCCGTCGTCGAACGGGTTTATGCCGAGGAAGGCAAACTGGCCGATCCGGTTAGCGCGCCCAATGTCGCCAAAAGCACTGCAAAAACGTTGTCCAAGGGCGAATCCGGGGTGATGCTGATGGACAACCAGCATGCGCCGGTGGCTTTTATCCCGCTTAAATCCGAGCAATCCGAAACCTTGCGCACCGATGGCCGTATGGATGCCCTCCACCGCGGCTTATCGATGGCGAATGCCGCCGCCGCGATCATCGTCAATCAGGGCGACATGACCAGCAACGCGGTGATGAACCTGGCCGGATTCTTCAACAGCAACCAGGTGCGGGTGCTGGACGTGCTGGACAAGAACGGCGAAGCGTTTGATTCGCGGGCCGACGTGGGCTTGTCATTTAGCCGCGATACTTTCAATCAGGGCACCGATAGCAACCGGGGCGCGTTTAATCCCGCCACCCGCACCATCACACTGCTGGACAAAGCAGACCTGTCCACCTTCCTGCATGAATCCGGCCATTTCTTTTTAGAAATGCAGTTCGATCTGGCCGCCAATCTGCGTGCGGAAAACGACCTGGTCGGCACCACGGCCGCGCAAAAGCAGCTGCTCGATGATACCGACGCCTTGCTGAAATGGTTTGGACTGGAATCTATCGAGGAATGGTACAACCTGGACTTTGAGCAAAAGCGCAGCTATCACGAGCAGTTTGCCGAGGGTTTTGAGAAATACCTGTTTGAAGGCAACGCACCCAGCTTACCACTGGCCCGCATCTTTGCCAGTTTCCGGCAGTGGATGAAAAAAGTGTATGAGCATGTCCGCGACCACTTCAAGGACATCGAACTGACCGACGAAGTGCGCCAGGTGTTTGACCGGATGTTGGCCACCGACGAGGAAATCAAACTAGCCCAGCAGGCGCGGTCGATGATGCCGCTGTTCGCCGATCAGGCGCAATCCGGCATGACGACCGAGGAATACGCCGCCTATCAAGCCGCCGGCCAGGAAGCCACCAGCACGGCGATGGAACAGTTGGCGCTGAAAGGCTTGCGGGATATGCAGTGGCTGCAGAACGCCCGCAACCGGGAGTTGAAAAAACTACAACGCCAGCATGATGAGTTGCGGCGAGAGGTTAGGGCGGAAGTGCGGATGGAGGTTTTGAAACAGCCTGTCTATCGCGCCTGGAAGTTTTTAACCGGCAAGATCAGCGCTGACGATAAGCTGGCCACCGATAAAAAGTCTGGTTCAGATCCTGGTAAAGTCGATGGTACACAAGATTCGCTATTTACCGCCATCGCGAAACTCGGGGGCTTGGATAGGCAACAACTGGAAAGCGAGTGGAACTGGGATCAGCCTGGTCGTTCGCCGGTACCGGTTTTCGGCAAGCCTTTGGTACGCAAGGAAGGCGGCTTGTCGATCGAGGCGATGGCGGAAAAGCTGCTCGATGAAGGCTATCTGACACCAGACGCCAACGGTAAATACGATTTCCGCGAATTCGAGGATAAATTCGACGCGGAATTACGAGGCCAGGCGCAGTATTCGCTAGGCTTTGGTGCCAATATATTCACCGAGGAAGGCAAAGCCGGCGAACAGGTGATTAATCCCTCCGGATTGAATGCCGGCCGCATCGAATACGCCGCGCTGAAATCGCTGTTCGATATTCCCGACGCGGTGGTCAATCGCCTGGTCGACTTGAAAATGACTGCCAAGGATGGCTTGCATCCGGACATCATCGCGGAACTGTTCGGCTTTTCATCCGGCGATGAGCTGGTCAAGAAACTGGCAGATTCGCCCACGCCGAAAGATGAGATCGAGCGCCTGACTGACGAACGCATGTTGCAAAACTACGGCGATTTATCGACGCCCGACGCGATTCAGCGCGCAGCGGATTTGGCGATTCATAACGAAGTGCGGGCGCGGTTTATCACCACCGAAGCCAATGCGCTGGCCAAGGCCACCGGTTCCCTGCGGCTATTGGGTAGTGCGGCCAAGGAATTTGCCGAAGCCATGGTTGCCAGGGTTAAAGTGCGGGATATTTCGCCGGCGCAATTTGCCCGAGCGGAAGTGCGGGCCGCCAAGGCCGCCGCCGCTGCCGAGAAAGCCGGCAAGCTGGATATTGCCGCCGCCGAAAAGCGCAATCAGATCATCAACGTGCAGGCCACCCGTGCCGCTTATCAAGCACAAGACGACGTCGAGGCCGGTTTACGCTATTTCCGAAAGCTGGAAGCCGACAATAACAAGATCGATCCGGAATATAAGGACCAGATTTATCGGGAACTGGAGCGCTTCGATTTGCGCAAGACTACCAATAAGGTTCTGGATAAACGCAAATCGTTGTCGCAATGGGCGGAGTCGCAACGGGAACAAGGTTATGAACCGGATATTCCGCTGGAGCTGTTGAACGAGGCCGGCAAGATTTCCTATAAGGACATGACGGTCGAAGAGTTTCGCGGCCTGGTCGATACCATCAAGCAGATCGAGCACCTGGGCCGGCTGAAAAATACGCTGTTGACTGCCAAGAAAAACCGCAACTTCGAGGAAGTGAAACAAGAGATCGTCGGCAGCATCATTCAGCATGCCGGCACCCGCATTGCCGATACCCGGACACCGACCACCAACGCTGGCCGCACCTGGCAATTTTTAAAAGGGTTTTATGCGTCGCACATCAAGGCGTCGACCTGGGCGCGGATTTTGGACGGTGGTCAAGACGGCGGTTCGGTGTGGGAGTATTTCATCCGTAGCGCCAACGATCGCGGCGAATATGAAGCCACTCGCCGCGCCGACGCCACCGAAAAGCTGACGACCATTCTCAACCCGATATTCAAGATGGGCAAGATGGGCGGCAAAGGTCAATTTTTCCCTAGCATCGGCCGCAGCCTTAACCGAGAAATGCGCCTAGCTATGGCGCTGAATACCGGCAACGATGGCAACTTGCAGCGGCTTTTAGGCGGTGAAGGCTGGAGCATCGAGCAAATCACACCGGTGCTGCAAACCTTGACGGCCGAAGAGTGGCAAGCCGTACAACGCATCTGGGACTATTTCGACAGCTACCGGCCGGAAATCGGCGCCAAGGAACGCCGCGTCTATGGCAAGGAACCGAATTGGGTGGAACCCAAGCCGGTGATCGTGCAAACCAAAACCGCCGCCGGAGAGCCTGTTGAGTTGCGGTTGACGGGCGGCTATTACCCGATCAAATACGATCCTCTCGCCAGCCAGCGCGCCGAACAACATGCCAGCGCCGAAGAGGCCAAACGGCAGATGCAAGGAGCTTACAGCTCGGCCACGACCCGCCGCAGCTTCACCAAGAACCGGGAAGAAGCCATCCTGGGCCGGCCCTTGCTGTATTCGCTGTCCGGCGTGTATGCCGGCATCAATGAAGTGATTCACGATTTAGCCTGGCACGAATGGCTGATCGATATGAATAAGCTGATGAAGTCGCATTCCATCGACCAAGCGATTCGCGGCCATTACGGGCCGGAAGTGGTGCGACAGTTTAAAAGCTGGGAGCAGGATATTGCCGGCGGCGACCAGGCGGCGACCAATGCCGGCGAGATCGCCCTGGGCAAATTACGGCAAGGCATCAGCGCCGCCGGCCTGGGTTTTAATGCTATGTCGGCCGCCATGCAGGTTTTGGGGCTTACGCAATCGATTGTGCGGGTGGGCGCGCCGTGGATAGGTCGAGGCATATTCCGTTTTATCGGCGATCCGAAAGGAGCATTGCGAGAAGTAAACGACAAGTCGGAATTCATGCGTAACCGGTCCCGCACCCGGTTCCGGGAGCTGAACGAATTACGAAACCGAGTGCAGGATGAAACGCCGGCGCGGGCCGCGATCCGATCCGGCACCTTCTTGATGATGATGAAAGCCCAGCAGCTGGTCGACGTGCCGACCTGGTTGGGCGCTTATGACAAAGCGATCGCCGATTTGAATGAAGAGGAAAGGGCGATTGCCTTGGCCGATCAGGCGGTAATTGATGCACAGGGCGGCGGGCAGACTAAAGACTTATCGGCTATGGAGCGCGACAAACTCATGAAGCTTTTTACTGTGTTTTATAGCTTTATGAATACGGCTTTTAACCTGGGCGTGGCGCAAACCATGACTGAAAAGAAAAAAGCCAAACTGGCCGTGGATTACCTGATGTTGTATTCGGCACCGCCGGTGTTGGGTTTTTTCCTGAAAGAAGCGTTGACAGCTGACGGCGGCGGCGATGACGACTGGGACGAACTGAGCAAGAAATTGCTGGCCCAGCAGATCGATTACCTAATGGGCTTGATGGTGATCGTACGGGAGTTTTCCGACGCAGTTAAAACCGTGACCGGTGCCAATGACATGGGCCGGGACTATCAAGGCCCAGCCGGACTGCGGTTTATTACCGATATTGGCAAGCTGGGCAGCCAGGCGTATCAAGGCGAATTCGACGAGGCGTTTCGGAAAGCCGCTATCAATGTCCTCGGCGACCTAACCAGCTTGCCGTCCGCTCAGGTGAATCGGACCATTAGCGGGGCCGAAGCATTGAATGATGGGAAAACCGAAAACCCGATGGCGCTGGTGTTTGGGTTTAGGCAGTAGCATGGATGAAAACATCCGCTTGAAAAAACTGGTCGAGCAATTGAGGGCGCAGGTTCTGGTTCTGAGAATGTCGAATGAGTATTTATTGAAACTATGTCGCGAACTGATTGGGCAGAGGCACTAACAGTGGCAGAGATATTAAATTTCACTGGGTCTACACGTCTTGATATTGATCCTAATGACGTTTTAGAAGCAGCTCAGGGAAAATTATCCGAAGTAATCATTATTGGCGTCGATCATGACGACCATTTATATTTTGCAAGCCATACTTCGAGCGGCCCCCGCATTAATTGGCTGATCGACAGGGTAAAAGCCAAACTGGTTAACGGAGATTATTCAGATGATCGGCAATAGCGAAAGTAATGCGATTTTAAGCGAGTACAGCCCTTCCGGTGCTGGAAAATTAACCAGTAAAGGCACGGCGTTTCGTGGAATCGAGTGTTCTCAATATTTGGCAAAGCTGGATCATGACCGAGCGCTGCAGATTGCCGACCGGTTTTTAAATGCCGCGGACGAATACGATCTGCCGCCGGCGTTGTTGATCGGCATTGCTAGCCGGGAAAGTCGAATAGGTTGGCTGCTCGATGATGCTGGTTGGGGCGATATAGGCCGAGCGTTCGGCATTATGCAGATTGACCACCGCAGTCATACTGTTTTAGGCCGTCCGGATCCGCGCAGCCAGGCACATATCAATCAAGCGGCCTGCATCGTCAGCGATAACCTGGTTAAGATCAGGCGCCGGCATTCAGATTGGCCTGCCGCCAGGCAATTACAAGGCGCGGTTGCTGCTTATAATTTTGGAGTGAAAAACGTTTGCACGCTGGAAGGCATCGACAAAGGCACGACGCACGACGATTATTCGAATGATGTTTGGGCTAGGGGGCTTTATTTTGCGGGGCTTTAAACGCCCTTCCAAAATTTCCACGTTTTAAATTCAATTCGCCACGCTAAAGACCATGATGCAAATACGGCGACAATACCAGCAAACATACCGAAGGCACTATATCCCATAGCCGCAAATGCAATCCAGACGGGCCAATAAATTTGAGCTAAAACGGCGTACATTTTTAGCCCTGAGTGTATTGCTGACGAAGATAGCGCATTTTTCGAAGAGTAAATGCTACACGATCCCGCCAATATTTATAATCTGCGAAATTATCCACCTCTTCATAAAGCTCATAACGTTGACCATTTATTTTCCATGCCCAATGGATAACCAGTGAAAATGGATTATCTTTATTTATTCTATATTGTATAGATGTATTTGGCGGCCTAGCCATCAGCCACTTATCTGGCCGCTTTCGATCTTCCGCTTCATCAAATCGATAATTTCGGTCTATATAATGTTCCTTTGAGACACTCAT